ATTGTTAAACCTACCATTGTTACAGGAGTAGAAGCTTTGGGTAGAGGCAACGACTTACAACGACTCGACTTATTCCTTGCAGGAGCTAACCAAGTAGTAGGGCCACAAGCAGTGACTCAGTACTTAAATGTTAATGACTATTTTAAACGTCGTGCTACAGCTCTAGGTATTGAAACCGAAGGCTTGATCAAGACGGAAGAAGAAATACAACAAGCTATGCAACAAGCTCAGATGATGGAGATGGCACAGAAACTCGGAGCACCCGCAGTCGCACCTGCCGTCAACGCAGCACAAGAGCAGTACATGGCATCACAACAACAACAACAAGAACAACCACAGGAATAACAGAGATGGCAGAATTACACCGAGTAGAGATTAACGAGAAAGCACCGAATGAAATCGAACCCACCGAAGAGAAACCCGAAGAGCAAGTCGAAGCAAACGCAAGCACCGAAGAGCAAACCGAGCCGTCGCAAGACCGCCCACCATGGCTCCCAGAGAAGTTTAGCAGTGCGGAGGAAATGGCGAAGTCTTACACCGAGCTGGAGAAGAAACTTGGACAAGGTACTACCGAAGAGCAAGCAGCAGAAACTACTGAAGACAATGAAGGAGATGTACAAGATGACAAGCCTGATGCTAACGAGAACGCTGACTATAATGCTGTTGTTGTTGATGCTTCTAAGGAGTTCTTTGAAAACGATGGTCAGCTCTCTGAGGAGACATATGAGAAGCTTGCTAAAGCAGGACTCCCGAAGGAGTTAGTCGATAGCTATGCAGCTGGTCAACAAGCTTTGTTACAATCTGAAGAAGGAGAAATAAAGAGTGTAGCTAACGGACAGTTTGACGCTATGGCTGAGTGGGCTAAAGATAATTTACAACAGGAGGAAATCGATGCATTTGATGATATTGTTACTACGGGAACTAAAGAACAAGCTAAGTTCGCAGTTAAATCTCTTTATGATAGATATACACAAGCTAATGGTTCCTCACCTCGATTGGTGCAAGGAGCTGTTACTGGTGGTTCTACTATGCCTTTTAAGTCAATGCAAGAACTAGCCCGTGCTCAGTCTGATCCTCGATACAAGTCAGGAGATAAAGCTTACCACGAAGAGATTGACAGAAGACTTTCTGTGAGTAGACTGTAAGGTAATTCATAAAGATATGTGTGTGTGACGCCTTGGACTTCTAGACTTTTTCCCCTGTGCTTTTTGGTTTGCATAGGTTTTTTCACTGGATGTTCCAAGGCGTCCTTCTATCCAGCTTTAGGAGCTACAGGCGGAGCAGCTGTAGGTAGTTTAGGTGGCCCCGGTGCTGCTGCTGGTGGTGCTGCCATTGGATGGGGAGTAGGAGAAGTGTCCAAATACATGGAAGAAAACCAACATTTAACAGCACAAGTACAAGCTTTGAGTGAGGGAGATGTAGAGCAATTAGTAAAGAATCAGCTTGATGAATCAATGGATAACGGCTTCTTTGACGGCTTACTCACTGAATTTTATGGCTTGCTAAAGGTGTGCCTTGTGGGTGTAGTCTTATGGAATGTCATACCGATCATATATACGAGGTACGTTCACAAGAAGGCAAAGGGTTAAGTTCCAATTGCAAAGATACCGCAGGATTTATAAAGCGTTGAGCAACAAAGATAAAGCAGTAGTATTGACAACTCTGTGTTTTATCACTTTACTAATAGTAATAATTTTATAGACAACTAGCGACGATTAGTTCCTCGACCTACTGCGGTAGACAATCCTGTGTTAACGAAAGAAGTGAAAGTCACCCAAACAAATACATTAACAAATAACTTAAACATAGGAGATTATATATTATGGCAGGAGAAGGTATAACAGATCCCAGTCGTGTAGGTCTTAGAGGTGCCGGAGCAGGATTAACTGCAGGTTCCGATAACAACGAGTTGTTCCTCAAAAAGTTCAGCGGAGAAATTCTGCAAAGCTTTGAAGAGTCTAACATCTTTAAACCACTACACACTATTCGTACAATTGAGTCAGGTAAATCCGCTCAGTTCCCAGTAACAGGTATTGCTTCGGCTAACTACCACACACCCGGTGAGAACATCGCTGAGGAAGGTGGAGCAACAAGCAAGTACCTTAGTGACATCAAGAAAACAGAACGTGTTATCACTATTGATGATATGTTAGTAGCTTCTACTTTCTTGGCTAACATCGACGACATGAAGAACCACTACGACATCCGCAGCGTTTACGCTAACGAGTTGGGTAAGGCTCTTGCAAAACGTTTCGATGAAGCTCTTGCTAAAGTATTCATTGCTGCTGCTCGTTCCGACGCTAACTTGTCTGGTCGTCCAGCTGGTGGTATTCTTGACGTTTCCGCTAACGTAATGGGAACAGGTGCTGACTCAGGAGATGACACCGACAACACAGACCCAACAGGTGCTGAGTTAGTTGCTGCTCTTTTCACAGCTGCTCAAAAGCTTGACGAGAATGACGTTCCTAGTGACGGTCGTTTCTGCGTATTGCGTCCACAAGAGTACTACAAGTTAATCACTGGCGGTGCTGGTGCGTTGGCTATCTCTACTTCCGCAGTCAATAAAGACGTCGGAGGTGTAGGAAGCATCGCTTCTGGATCGATCCCACAAGTTGCAGGTATTACTATCTACAAATCCAACCACATCCCTTCCACTAATTTATCAGCTGATGCTACCGGAGACGGATTAGCTGCTAATGATGTATTCGGAACAAATGGAATTGGATACAACGGTAACTTCACCAACACACTTGGTATTGTTTCTCACAGTGCTGCTGTTGGAACCGTTAAACTGCTTGATCTCGCTACCGAATCCGAGTATCAGATCGAGCGTCAAGGTACGCTATTTGTAGCTAAGTACGCTATGGGTCACGGAATCCTCCGTCCTGAGTGTGCTATCGAGCTTCAGAAGTAACCACTCTCTCTCGGTGCTGGGGAGGTCTGCGATTCGTTCCGCTCCCCTCTACCGGGAACTCTTTCTTTTTTGATTTAAAGCTATGGCACTGACTACTAAATTAAACGCTGTTAACACAATGATCTCCGTTATAGGAGAAGCTCCAGTAAATACATTAGGAGGTACAAGCGTACCAGTAACAGTTGTCCAAGCAGAAACCGTATTAGACGAAACAAACAGAGCGATCCAATCAGAAGGGTGGCACTTTAATACGGAGCATGAATATGTGTTAACTCCTGATGCAAGTACAAGTAAGATAAACTTGCCGAGTAACACACTAAGGGTAGACTTAGACCCACAAATTTATACAGACTCAGACCCTGTGCAGCGTGGACTTACATTGTATGACCGCAAGAATCACACGGATGTCTGGTCTAAGGAGGTTAAAGCCTCCATTACTTTCGAGTTGGACTTCACAGTTTTACCTGAGCAGTTCCGACATTACATCACCGTTAAAGCAGCGCGTATCTTTGCTAACCGTTTCTTAGGAAGCAGGGAGATAGAAGGCTTTGCGTTGAGAGATGAGATAGAAGCTAAAGCTAGAGCAGTAGACAGTGACTCTGAGGCTTCTGACAGAACTATATTCGACAACTACAGCGTACTCCGAGTGCTTGACAGATAGACTATGCCGTTACTCGTAACAAGTGTACCGAATCTTGTCCAAGGCATATCGCAACAGCCCGACAACTTAAGGTATCCCGGTCAAAGTGATGAGCAGATAAATGCTTGGTCTACTGTTGTGGAGGGTTTGGTAAAGAGACCACACACTGAGTATGTAAAGAATGTAGATGCGACGGCACCGGGTGCTAACTTGTTTACCCACTTTGTTAAGAGAGAGGAGACTAACAAGTATGTACTGAAGATGTCTATGGATGGTGCTACTCCTGTACTCAGTGCTACAAATACAGAGACAGGTGACGATCTTCCTGTTACTCCTTCTACTATAGCTACTAATTACCTTAGCAACATAACAAACCCTAGAGAAGATGTTAAAGCTCTGACTGTTGCTGACTATACATTCCTTGTTAATAAGAAGAGGGTAGTAGCAGTAAACGACAGTGAAGACACTCTTACATCTGTACCTGATAAAGAAGCGTTAATAGCTGTTAAGCTTGGAGATTTCTTTAAAACATATACGATTGATATTGATACATTGCTTCCTGTTTATGATAACACCGTGTCGTGGCACAATAGTCATTACGATCCTACGAGCGGTGTAACTAATGTGGTGGATGCCACTTATAAGTCAGGCTCTTCTTCCGACGGTGCTAATGCAGACACACAAGTTATAGCTAGGCATTTAAAAGATATTATACAGAAGTTTATAGACGCTGCTTCCACGGCTACTGCTCAAGCTGTTAACGATGTGTCTGTTACAGGCGGTCAATTCCCCGGTATAGAAGCTAGAGCGTCAAACACTACAGCTCCTGCTAATGCAAAATGGATAGGTAATGCTGCTTACAAGATAGAGTTTACTATTGACCAACCCACTACAGGAGCTACAGGAGCAAAAGGATATATACTTACAAACTCTAGTGGTAACATTACAGATGTTGTGTTGACGCACCAAGGTAGTAAGTATGATTCAAATGTGAGTCCCGGTACAGGACACCCTTTGGTGTATACAATTAAGATATACAAATCAACTCAGACCTTAATATCTGCTGGCTTTTATGCGGGGCCTACTGTTGGTTATGTTAGTAATAACCAGATAAACAGGTCTCCTTGGGTTTTATTTAAAACAGTAACATCGTCAAACGCTACTTCTTTAGGATATGTGTTTCCAGCTTTTACTTCTATCATACCTAATGTAGCAGGTTCTTCTTTAAAAGTAGACCACAAAGGTAGTCTAATCAGGGTTAAAACTGTAAACAATGTAGCACACAACGGTTCCTTTTATACAATGTTAAAGGAGCACACAGCTGTACAAGCGGATAACGAACCGGGTGTAGGTACTGATTGGAGAGAATACTGGGAAGAAGATGCGACTATAACAAACGCTAAGGCGTGGCTAGACGGCAGTCGTTATATATTATCTGACTTTAGAGTTAATGTAGCAGATGGTTTAGCCAACCAAGCGTTAGGTGTTATCTATAAAGAAGTTACATCTATAACAGATTTACCGTCTTCTTGTTTTGAAGGTTTTAAAGTAAAAGTAATAGGAGACGATGAATTAGTTCAAGACGATTACTATGTACAATTTAAGACAAAAGACAATGAAGAGTACGGAGAAGGTACTTGGGTAGAGACAGCAGGGTGGTATTCCGATAATGCTTCTACTTCTTTCCCTCAAGGTTTACCTACTGTCTTAGACAACAACACCATGCCTATTGTCTTGAAACCTGTATTTGGTGACGTAAGCTTAGGTCAAGACGCTAACAAGATTTACAGTTTTAAAGCACAAACTCCTTTAGAAGACTCAGAGAAATTAAGTGTGCCTCCGGGTTGGGGAGGTCGACAAGCAGGTGACGATAACACAAATCCTTTCCCTTCGTTTACAGGTACTACCATTAATGACATCTTCTTTTTTAAGAACCGATTAGGTTTTCTTACAAACGACAACATTATCTTTAGTGAAGCAGATGAGTACTTTAACTTCTTCCGTACTACTACTCAGCAGCTGTTAGACTCTGCTCCTATAGATGTAGGCATCAGTCACACAAAAGTAGCACAACTGCAAAACGCTCTACCATTCCAAGAGAAGCTTATGTTATTTAGTAGGCAGTCTCAGTTTGTGTTGAGAGGTGGAGACTTGTTGACTCCTAAGACTGTCAGTATATCACCTGTTACAGAGTACGATATATCAGACAATATAGACCCTGTTGCTCTAGGTAACTACATCTACTTTCCATTTAAGCGTGATACGTTTGAGGGGATGTATGAATACTTTGTTGATAACAATACTGAGGTGTTTGAAGCTAACGAGATAACAGCACAAGTGCCTAAGCTTATACCTTCTGACATTACACACCTTGTAGGCACGGCTGCTGAGAATATGATCGTAGCTAAGTCTAACACTGACGACTACACATTGTTTGTTTACAAGTACTACTGGCAGAGCAAGGAGAAGATACAGAGTGCTTGGATGAAGTTTACATACAACCGTAAGATAAGAGGCTTTGACTTTATAGACTCCGACTTGGTGTTACTGACAGAAGAC